AGAACCTAAAAAAACAATAGAAGGATTAAAAATATATGCTGAACCAATACCAAAAGGAGTCTATCAAATTGGCGTTGACCCGTCGGAAGGCATTGGTCAAGACCCTGCGAGCGTTCATGTGGTTAGCGCGGCGAACTTTGAAGTGGTTGCCAAGTGGCGGGGGCAGATGGAGCCGGCTGAACTGGCGCAAAAGGCGTGTGAAATAGCGGAATTTTATAATAATGCCAGGATAGTGCCGGAAATAAACGGGGTCGGGTTAGCTCTCTTGTCAAAATTAAAAGAAATTTATTACCATATCTACAAAAGAAAGGAATTTGACAAGAAATTCAAGCAGGAAATAGAGAAAATCGGCTGGAAAACGACCAGTTTGACAAAACCGATACTGATTTCGGGGATATTACAGGCAATGAGAGAGAAAAAATTGAAAATTTATGATAAAGAGACGGTTGCCCAGCTTAAAACCTTCGTCAGAAGTCCGGAAGCGAGCAAAAAAGGAATGGGAGCGGAGATAGGGTTTCATGATGACGATGTTATCTCATTGGGACTCGCCTTAATTGACCTTAGTAAAATAGTTGTTCCCCTTCAATCGACAGTAGAACGGCCGAATAAAATGAACGCGATAAATTACAATTTAAACAACCAAAGACCCGATTACTTTCGAGACCTTATATTTGAAAAAGAGTATTCGGGGATAGAAACTTTATAATATGCCAGAAGAAATAAAACAAAACAAAGAGGAAGAGATTACTTCACCAATTCATGAAGAAGCGGTTCCTAAAGACCTGCCTTCGGATGATAACTTGGTTGAAATGATTAGTAGGTGGGAAGTGGAATCAAAACCTTATAACGACGAATTAAGAAAGGAGCAGGATTTTTGCGAACAGTATTATCTGGGAAATCAGACAATGAGGAATTATGTGCCGCAGTTTTTAAGCAACCATGTCACCAACAGGATTTTTGAAGCGATAGAAACGGCGGTTCCGATTATAACCGCTAAACCGCCGGAGTTCATCGCTTTGCCGGCTCAAGAAGATGAGGAATCGGCATTATTGGCTGACAAGACTCAAAAGGTTTTATCCGAACTCTTTGATAAATTAGATATAAAAGAAAAATTGGAAACGGTCGTACGCCATTTTCTGCTCTTCCGATTTGGGGTTTTAAAGCCGTTCTGGAATGAGATAAAGAAAAATATCGATGTACGGTATGTGCGACCCCAGTTGATTTATATCCCTCGATACGGCCAGTCGGTTGACGAATTGCCGTATATTCTTGAAGACCAAAGTTATACTTATCAGGATTTAGTTGATAATTTTGGAGCAGAGAAGGCGTTATCTTTGTTAGTAACTACCAGCGAAGGAAAACCAGGCGAACCTAAGAAATTGTATCAGGTTTGGGAGGTATCAACCGACCATTGGACTGTTTGGAAATGCGGCAACAAGATATTAAAAAAAGACAAGAATCTTTATTATAACTTTGAGGATGAATCGGAAAATTATTTTGAGTTCCCCAAAAAACCATATGTGTTTCTGGTAACATTCCCGTATGCCAAGGGCATGGTTTCGTCTCCAAGCATTGCTTATCAAGGGATTCCGCTACAAGACGCGATTAATACCATAACGAGAAAAATAATCGATCATGCAGTTAAAATGGGTAATGGAGCTTGGATGATTGATTCGGAAGTTATGACATTCGAAGAAGCGAAAGAAAAAATAAATAATGCCGCTGGTATAATTATTCACGGCAAAGGAGCGGCGCGACAGGATATGGTGCGACGGGACGCCCCAGTTCCTCTCCCGAATTATTTTATAGTTCTACTCGCGCAATTAAATAACCACTTTGACAATTTGTTCGGACTCCATTCGACTACCAGAGGAGAAAGGGGATCTCAGGAGACGGCGACTGGAAGGCAATTATTAAAACAAGCCGATTTGGGTCGGTTAGACGCTTTTGTGAGAATTACCGAACGGGCAATAGACGACTTAGGCGAATGGCTTTTGCAATTAATGAAATTATTTTACGACACGGAACACGTGTTTCCGATTCTTGGTGAAGACGGCTCGGCTGAATTTATAAAATTCAAAAAAGAATCTATTCAGAAAGGAATGAAAGTTAAGGTGCGACACGGTTCAACTCTCCCAACAGACCCAGAAGTTGAAGCAAACAGAGTTATCCAATTATGGCAATTGGGAGCGATTGACCCAATTACGCTTTACAAAAAATTAAATTATTCTAATCCGGAAGCGTTAGCTCAAAAATTAATGTTATTCAAGACAGGTCAATTATTTTCACAACCTCAACCGCAAGTAGCGGCAGGTGTTCCGCCTCAGGCCGGTGGCGGAGGGCAAGTGATTACACCATAATAGTATGGTAAAACCAAATAAAAAAGCGCCATTAGGACAAGGAGGCCGTTTTGCGGCATTGAAGACGAGTATTGCTGCCAAAGGAGGAGTTAGGAATCCAGCGGCTGTTGCCGCGTTCATAGGTCGTAAAAAATACGGTAAGAAAAGATTTCAAGGGTTAGCCGCCAAAGGAAGGAGAGAATCGTAGTATGCCATTTAAATCTTACTCGCAACAAAGATTTATGTTTTTAAGACATCCTGATATTGCCGAAAGATGGGCACATAAATACGGAACAGTGGAAAAACCAAAAGGATATAAAGTTAAGAAAAAGCGATATAAGAATTTAAAAAAATAATTAAAATTAATCGCCCAACTAGCGTGACTCGATCCATGTTAATAAGAGAATAGTTGGGTAAAATATAAGGAGAATTTCACGATGAGTGAAGTAAAAAACCAAAAGGATGTAGAGCTTGAGGGAATAATAAACGCCCCTGAAGTGGGAGAGGACACTCCTCCGGAGTCTTCGCCGGAAATAACAGAAGGTGAACCTCAACCGAAACCAGAGGAAAATAGAGTTCCTGAATCTCGGCTTAAAGAAGTGATAGATGAATTAAAAGCCACAAAACAAGAGATTAAGGAACTTACGCAAAAAGGTGCGGTTCAACCTCTCTCCGATGAGGAGAAAAAAGAACTTGAGGCAAGGAAGTTTATCGCCAAAGCGGCTCGTGAGGAATATGAAAGAATCCAAAACGAGAAAGCCGAGGCGGAAACTAAACGCGAAGCTGATATCGAGGAAGATATTAAATTTTATCACTCAATAGACAAGGACTTCACGGAAAAAATTGCCGAGGAAATTGGCGAGAAATATGGTACTGCAAAAAGTCCTATTTCAATTGAACAAGCCTATAAGATTCATAAGGATCTTAAGGAAATCAAATCCCAACTTCCAGGTGCTCCGAAACCAAAAGTTCCTAATCCTCTCAGGGCAGGAGAGTCGGTGCCAGCCGAAATCCCAAAAGAAGATTCATCTAAATCTATTTGGGATATAGCGGAAAGCATAAAACAGAGCCTAAAAAAGTAAATTTACAATTAATTCTTAGAAAAAAAATAATATGCCAGCATTAGGTAATATTGTTACTACTCTTACTCAACCTCGTTTGTTGAATAAAGTAGTTGATAACGTACTAAGTGGCAACGTGTTGTTGATGCGTCTCTTGCCGAAAGCAAGGACTTGGAGCGGTGGCGTTAAAATTGATATTCCAATCAATATTAGCGCTTACACTTCTCTTGGGTCATACTACGGTTTTGACACGTTCAACACTACACAAATTGACACTAGAACAAGGGCTTCATTCGACCCATCGCAGGTTTATTGTACGGCAAACTTGTCGGGTATCCAGTTGGCTGTTAATCGCGGGCCAGAAGTGGCTGTTGATTTAATAACGGCTGAATTGGAACAGAGGTCAAAGGACTTGAGCAATGAGATGGGTAGCCAGTTATATTCAGATGGCACGGGCAACTCTTCGAAAGATATTCTTGGACTTGCTGCGGCTGTGGACGATTCGACTTCGATAACTACTTACGGCAACATCTCTCGTTCGGTCTACAGTAATTGGAGAGCCACTCGAACCGCGCAATCAGGTTCGCTTTCACTTGCTAATTTAGCGGCTGATTTTGATGCCGCGCAGATTGGCAGCGATTTGCCGACTTTGATTGTGACGACTCCAGCTTGCTGGACGGTTTATGAATCTCTTTTGACTCCGACTGTATCGCATATGGTACGGCCATCAGAGTTTCGTTTGACTCCAGAAGGCACTCGCCCAATTGATAATCTTGGTGGGAATCAAGGTTTCAGGGCATTGGCTTATCGTGGTATCCCAGTTGTTTCGGATGAGAAATGTACTCCAGGTTATATCTACACGCTTAATGAAAACCATTTGAATTTCTACAAAATCCCTGGTCATCCAGAGATGAGATACTCTGTGAAAGATGGTTTTATGTGGACTGGGTGGAAACAACCTGTTAATCAAGACGCCTTGACCGCGGCCTTCCTATGGTACGGTCAGTTAGTTTGTGATTCACCGAGAACACAAGCTGTTAGGACGGGCGTGACTTCTTAACGATTATAATTTAGTAAATTAAAATTAATCTGGTTGAGATCCTATGGTTTCTGAAAAGATTCCTTAAAGTTTCTCAATCTAAAAACATGTTATCAGGACTTCCAGTTATTTACGGGATTGATCCTCATTCAGAGGAAACAGTCCCAAGTACTCAGTTAGGTTCAATTGGTTTTACCAGCGATGGTAGACGATTTCGTTATGCCAGAGCTGGTAGTGCGGCAGCGTTGGTTGCTGGTAATTTACTACAGTCTTCTGTAGAAAATGTTACTAACCATAGCTTGACTCCATCAGCGGCAGTGCTTGGTGCGACATCGGTCACAATTACTACTGGGGAGGCGGTAACGGCTAATCAATATGCCGAAGGGTATATTGTAGTTACCAATACGCCAGGTAATGGAACGATGTATAAAATTAAGAGTCATCCGGCCAATGCGAGTGCGACAACTTGTGTATTTCAACTTTATGAACCCATCTATAATATAGCTTGGACAAGTTCAACAAGAGTTGATTTGGTTTATAATCCATATGCTGCAGTTGTTCAAAATCCCGCAACACCAACTGGGTGTCCAGTAGGCGTTGCTGTTAAAGCGATTACCGCTTCTTCTTATGGTTGGATTCAAACACAAGGTTCGGCATCGGTTTTGGCTGGCGGTACATTGACCGTGGGTAGAATTGTGGTTGCCAATCTTGGAACCGCCGCTTCGGTTATTAACGGAGCAAACGCTTCAACAGAAGCATTCCCATATGTTGGTATCGCTCAGACAAGCGGTACTAATGGTGAGAATGCCACAGTGTATTTGGACATCAATTAATCATTAAGAATCCAGTTAGGATAAATGCGAGATGGGCTTACGGATTCAAGTCTTGCTTCGGAAGTTGATAAAATTTTCGGAGCGTCTCGCTTAAAAACAATGTCTCAATTTGACACAACTCTCTTTAAAAATATTTACGACAAGGAATGGACAGGGTATTTTGGAAATGAACCGTATAAGTTTAAAACTGGAGAAGAAAGGCAAATGGTAAGTTTTATCGCCAAACATTTGGCTAAACATCTTATTGACTTGATTCTTCAGGAAAAACACGGAGTTAAAAATACTCTTATCGATAGTCCTCTTAGAAAAGATTTGATGGTTCAGATTCTTCCAGAGGAAGCTGAAAGGGCTAATATAAAACCCTTAACTCAGGAAGAAAAAGAAAGGGCAATCGAAGATGTTCTCAATAGACAAGCTGATACGATTAAACAATTACAGGGGAAGACGGAACATCTTGAAGGAAAACTTGAAGAAAAAAATATTCTTGAAGAGAAAGTAAGAGAACTTGAAAAGCAGTTGCAAAGAATAGTTAAAGAAAAGCCCAAAAAGGAAAAGAAAATGGGTAGACCAAAAAAAATATTACCGGTATCTCCGGCTCCGGAATCTCCGGAGAATTAATAAGTTAATTAAATATGGCTTATGCTCAACAGACTGCCAAAAGGGCGGTTCAAACAGTGCTTTATGTGGGAACTGGAGCTTGGGTTGCTTGCGAAGCATCTACTGGGGCAATAACGAATCGGAATACTGTTAAAGTATTTAATTCGGGGACAGGCGGC